TTGCAGAGCAAATGATTATAAGGGGCTGTAGATGGCGACCCTCTGATAGATCAAGAGGATCAAGAGTATCAGGAAAAAACGAAATACATAGACGTTTACAAGTGGATGAATTTACTGAGGAACCTAGATTAGTATTTTTTGAAAACTGTACAAATACTATTGCACAACTACCTGCAATACCTTTAGATAAAAAGAATCCAGAAGATGTTGACACAAATTCAGAAGACCACTTGTATGATGCTCTAAGATATGGTATAATGTCAAGACCTCGTTTTAGCGTATTTGATTATGATCCTATGGGTAGACCCTCAACAGGTATGAGAGTAGCAGATACAACGTTTGGATATTAAGGAAAAATAAATGGCAGAAGATAATGAAGTATTTATTGAGGATGACGCAGTAGTTCTTGACGATACAGAAAATTCTACAGAAGAAGATAAAGATACAGATAATATAATTCCATTTGTTATGCAACGGTTTAATCGTGCAGAAGATTATCGTAAGCAAGATGAGGAACGTTGGCTAAGAGCCTATCGTAATTATCGTGGTATATATGGACCTGATGTACAATTTACAGAGGCAGAAAAGTCTCGTGTGTTTATTAAGGTAACTAAAACAAAAACATTAGCTGCATATGGACAAATTGTAGATGTACTATTTGCAAAAAATAATTTTCCATTAACAGTTGATCCCACAGAACTTCCAGAAGGTGTAGTTGAAAATGTCTCTTTTGATCCTGCTTTGCCTAAAGAATTACGAGAAGATGAAAAGAAAGATCCAACATCACCATATGGTTTTAAAGGTGACGGTAGAGAGATACCTAAAGGTGCTACGGCTAAAACGTTAGAAGAATTATTAAACCCAGAGTTAGTTGAAAAACTAGACTCGATTGAGGGGGTTAAAGAAGGTGTTGGTAGTACACCTACAGCTATTACGTTTAGTCCTGCTATGATAGCAGCAAAGAAAATGCAAAAGAAAATACAAGATCAACTTGATGAATCTTCTGCATCCAAACATTTACGAAGCACTGCATTTGAAATGGCATTGTTTGGTACTGGTGTAATGAAAGGACCATTTGCTGTAGACAAAGAGTATCCTAGTTGGGATGATGAAACAGGTGAGTATTCTCCTACATTTAAAACTGTACCACAAGTATCACATGTATCTGTATGGAATTTTTATCCTGATCCTGATGCAAATAATATAGATGAAGCCCAATACGTAATAGAACGACATAAATTATCTCGTTCACAAATGCGTAATTTAAAAAAGCGTCCATACTTTCGTTCAGCAGTAATTGATGAAGCAATTGCTCTTGGAGAAAATTATAGCAAAGAATACTGGGAAAATGATTTAGCAGATTACGCACCTGAATATGGCGTAGAAAGATTTGAGGTATTTGAATATTGGGGTATGTGTGATGTAGACATGCTACTAGAACAAGGCGTGGATATACCAAAAGAATTAACAAAAATGGATGAACTACAAGCAAACATATGGATTTGCAATGGTAAACTTTTACGTATGGTTCTTAATCCATTTAAACCTGCTAAAATACCTTACATGGCAGCACCCTATGAATTAAACCCATACTCATTTTTTGGTATAGGTATTGCAGAAAATATGGAAGATACTCAACTTCTAATGAACGGCTTTATGAGAATGGCTGTAGATAATGCTGTGCTATCTGGTAATTTATTAATAGAGGTAGATGAAACTAATTTAGTTCCAGGCCAAGACCTATCAGTATATCCAGGGAAAATATTTAGAAGACAAGGTGGTGCTCCAGGGCAAGCTATCTTTGGAACTAAGTTTCCAAATGTTGCAGGTGAAAACTTACAGCTATTTGACAAGGCACGAGTATTAGCCGATGAATCTACAGGCTTTCCTTCTTTTGCTCATGGGCAAACAGGTGTTATGGGTGTAGGTAGAACTGCCAGTGGTATTAGTATGCTAATGGGTGCAGCTAGTGGCACAATAAAAAATGTTATTAAAAATGTAGATGATTATTTACTACGTCCACTAGGAGAAGGGCTGTTTCAATTTAATATGCAGTTTGACTTTGATCCTGAGATTAAAGGTGATTTAGAAGTTAAGGCACGTGGAACAGAATCTCTTATGGCTAATGAAGTACGTAGCCAAAGGCTTATGCAATTCTTACAAGTATCTTCCAACCCTGCGCTTGCACCATTTGCTAAGTTTCAATATATTATTCGTGAGATTGCAAAGTCTCTTGATCTTGACCCCGACAAAGTTACCAACAATATGAATGATGCCGTGATACAAGCTGAACTTATGAAACAGTTTCAACAGGATCAGCAAGCAGAACAACAAGCAGAACAAGCAGAACAAAGTGCTCCTGCAGGTGCAAACCCAATGGACACATCGGGAGCAGGTGGTGGTAATATAGGCATAGGCCAAGCACCAACACCACAAGAACAAGGATTTAGCGGAAATGCAGGACAGGGAGCACCTCAACAAGCTCAAGGGGTTGGTCAACAACCACTCCCAGTGGGATAACTTTGAGAAGTATTTAGATACTTTAATAAATCAACAACATAGAATAATGGAACAAACAGAAGATTCTATTGCTATACATAGAGCACAAGGTGCAATATATCAATTACGTAGGCTTAAACTATTAAGAGATGAGGTATTAAAAAATGCTTGAAGAACAAATGGAACTATTTAACGAAGGTGGTTTAAGAGATGAGGGTGGTACTATAGACCCTGAGTCTGGTAATGATGTGCCTATAGGTTCTATGAAAAAAGAAGTACGTGATGATATACCTGCTATGTTAAGTGAAGGTGAATTTGTTTTACCTGCAGATGTTGTACGCTATATTGGTTTAGAAAACTTAATGAAATTAAGACAAGATGCTAAAATGGGCCTTAAACGAATGGAAGCTATGGGTCAGATGGGTAATAGTGAAGAGGCTACTATACCTGATGATCTACCATTTGGACCTGCTGATCTTGTCATTCTTGGTAAACCACAAGAAGCTGAACCAAAAGAAATGTATAGTGGTGGTATGGTATATGCTAATCAAGGTACGTTTGCTACAGGTATAGGTGGTAGTCAACCTTCCATATATCAAGGTCAAACATTACCTGCTGCACCTGCTGTACCTCCAAGTTCTGTAGCTCCCCCAACGCCAACACCTGCACCTGCAGGTGGTTTTATTCCTACATTTGTAGGTCAACCAATTCCAGATTTTACACCGAATGTACCTAGCTCTCCTACACCTGCAACACCTGCAGCACCTTCAACACCTGCAGCACCTTCAGGAACAACAGATGATGATTTCTTTAAAACTGCTGATCAAGTTTTTGAGTCTAGAGAATATATTAATCCCGAAACAGGAGAGCGTAGAACTTTTAATTTTATGAATGGTGTACCTGTAACTCCTATTCCAGATGGATTTATACCTCTCAAAGATTATGAATCAGCAGAGGATGCAGCTACTGACGATTTATTAAGTACCTCTGTCGAAACTACTATGGTTAGAGAAGATACTAGTATTACTAAAAAACGTTTAGAAGATATGGTAAGAGATCAAGGTGGCAATAAATTAGAAGATATAAAAACTAAATTTAAAGAAGGTAATAAAAAAGAAGCAGAAAAAGACCTTGTAGATTTATATTTACAAAATGAAAAAACAAAAGCACTAATGACAGCTTTAGGAATACTTAATCCTGCAGGTCTTGTAGGAAGAGGCTTTACTCAATTATATGGTAAACAATTAGAAAAACTAATGACTGAACAAGGGATTAAAATACCTGAAATAGAAGCAGGTTTTATTGAAAATCTAAAAGGTTCGTTATCTGGTTTATTTACTGGAATGGATGAAACATCAGAAACATATAATCGTTTATATGATCCTTCCGATTCTCCGTTATCTACAGTATCAGGTGCTGAAAATCTGTTAACAGATAATGAGGCAAGAGCATATGATAATGCAGTTAAATCTGGTAATGCAAGAGTGGCAGAACATTATGAAATAATTAATAATAGATTAAATAAAATGAAAGACTACGCAGAAGGTAAATCAGTTAGTGGTTTATCTAGGTTTGATGAAATACAAGCAAAAGAAATGTTTGGTAGTAAAGGAAGTAAAAAAGCTAAGATTACTAGTGATGATGTAAAAGGTTTAGATACACAAACTAAAGCTGCATTAACACCTACTGGTTCTGATGACCCTGCAGGATTCACAGGTATGGAACAGATAGATTTAAGTGGAATGGGTGCAGGAAGCCGCAGACCATCAGTACAAACTGATATGGTTGGAGGAATTAATGTATCTACGTTACCGAAGCGAGAAGAAACAGAAGAAGATATAATAGAAAAACAAAGAGAAAAAGCTAGAGAAGATGCAGCAGCAGATAGACGAAGAGATAGACGTAGAGAAAGAGCTAGAGAAGCAGCAAAAGCAGCAGCAGATAGACGAAAAGCTGCTGTTAAAAAAGCTAAATCTATCAGTAAAGACGTAAAAGGTAAAGGCGCAAAAGCTGTAGACGCAAGTAGATCAAGAAGTAGTGGACCATTTGCTAAAGGTGGATTAGCAGGTCGCAAATAATAATTATCCATCAATATGACTAGCTACCCATCCCCCATCCAACATGGCTACGGTGGCCCTAGAAAGAAAGAAGTATAATGAATACTACTGTTATGGCAGGAGAAGTAACTACTCCTAAAAAAGTTGCATTTGTAAATAGAAAGAGTGCTAACTCAGATCGTATAGAACAAGACGAAAAAGAACTAAAAGAACTACTTGAAGAAAAAGAAAATGTTAATAAAGAAAGTACGGAAGAAGTAGAGGCACAGGAAGCTGAACCTGTTAGCGCAGAAGAAAAAAGTTTTAAAAAACGTTACGGTGATTTAAGGCGACATCAACAAACAAAAGAAAAAGAATATGAAAATCGCATTAAAGCACTAGAAGAGCAATTAGCGGAGTCTACTAAAAGCGAGATTAAATTACCAAAATCCGATGAAGACATTGAAGCTTGGGCAAAACAGTATCCTGATGTAGCAGGTATAGTAGAAACAATTGCAATTAAAAAAGCACGTGAGGAAGCTCAAGGACTTGAGGACGCTAAAAAAGAAATAAAAGAAATGAAAAATGCTACTGCACGAGAAAGAGCAGAAGTAGAACTAATGAAAGCTCATCCTGATTTTGGTGAAATAAGAGATAGTGATGATTTCCATAACTGGGCAGAAGAGCAGCCTAAGTGGGTACAAGAGGCACTATATGACAATGATACTGATGCTCGTTCTGCAAGTAGAGCAATTGATCTATATAAAGCAGACATGAACATCACTACAAAAAAATCTGTAAGTACTAAAGACGCTGCACGATCAGTAAATAGTCGTAGCAGTCGTGATGAACCTAATGTAGATGGTAAAGAAGGTACATTTACAGAGTCACAAGTTGCGAAAATGACAACGCAACAATACGAAAAAGCTTCCGATCAAATTATGGAAGCTATAAGAACTGGCAAATTTATTTATGATATGTCTGGTTCTGCCCGATAATATACCATTGACAAATAAAAATAATATGGTATAACTATAGATATGATTATTACTAGCCGCATTTATGCCCACCTAGTAATAAATTATATCATTCGATAGACTAAACAATACGTAAGACTTACCTGTTCAAGTATAGGCCCATATAATTATCAGTAGGCCAACTGTTAGTAATATGCACCCTAGAAAATGTACAGCCTCTATGTGATAATGTTTAGCTTGTAATTAAGCCTAAACTTTATAGGAGGAACTATTATGGCTTTTAGATCAGCAGCAGGTTACGGCAATTTACCTAATGGTAATTTCTCGCCAGTAATCTACTCCAAACAGGTACAACTTGCATTTCGCAAAGCTACCGTAGTAGGAGATATAACTAACTCTGATTATTTTGGGGAGATTTCTGCCCAAGGTGATACAGTGAAAATTATCAAAGAACCTGAAATTTCTGTGAGCGAGTATGCTCGTGGAACACAGGTTAATGCACAAGACCTTGACGATGAGGATTTTTCACTCGTTATTGATAAAGCAAACTATTATGCTTTTAAAATGGACGATATAGAAGAAGCTCATAGTCATGTAAACTTTATGGACCTTGCAAGCAATCGTGCTGCGTATCGTCTATCTGATCAATATGACCAAGAGGTACTTGGTTATATGGCAGGTTTTAAACAGTCATCTTTACACTCAGTAGCTGATACAGCAAATGACCAAGTAAATGGTACAAAAGCTGTAACAACTGCAGGTTCAGATGAACTGCTTACAAGCATGAAGATACGTAAAGATTCATTTGGTAACATTACAACGTCATCAGCAGGGGATCATTCAATCCCAGTAACTGCACGTATGCCTGGAGCTACATCACTTCCAACTGCAACTGTTTCACCTGCAATGGTTGTTGCAAGAATGAAGCGATTGCTTGATCAACAACAAGTTGATACACAAGGTAGATGGCTTGTAGTTGACCCAGTGTTTATGGAAATCCTATCAGATGAAGACTCCAGATTTATGAATGGAGACTACGGTGAGTCTGGTGGACTACGTAATGGTCTTGTAATCAACAACTTTCATGGCTTCCGTTTGTATGTGTCATCAAACCTACCTGCTGTAGGTACTGGTGCAGGTACATCAGGAACAGCAAACCAAAACTCAAACTTTGGTGTGATTGTTGGTGGACATGAATCTGCTGTAGCAACTGCAGAGCAGATTAATAAGACAGAAACATATCGTGACCCTGATAGCTTTGCTGACATTGTTCGTGGTATGCATCTATATGGCAGAAAGATTCTTCGACCAGAAGCAATCGTTACTGCTAAATACAACGCAGCGTAAGGAGGGATTAAGATATGGCTACTTTTGACATGACCTCAAAAGCTACTGTTGGTGTCGATTCTGACAGCATTGCAGCAGCTACCTCACGCTACCAAGCAATGGGAATGTACATGCGTGAAGCACGTCTTGACATTGCTAAAATGGTAGAAGACGGATATTCCTGTACGAATGGGGATATCTTTCAGCTTCTAGAAATACCTGCTAATACATTAGTATTGTTTGCAGGTGCTGAAGTTGAAACTGCTTTTAACGGTACATCTCCAACTGTGGATATTGATTTTGCAGCAGGTGATGATATTGTTGACGGTGGTGACGTTAGTTCTACAGGTTTCTTAGCAGGTGGAACAAACGGACAAACTATGGTGGTAAACACTGCAGCAGCAGATACGTTTACAGCACACGTAACATCTACAGACACAATTGACGTTAAGTTAATTGCTTCATCTGCAGACGTTACCGAGGGTATCCTACGTCTTATTGCATGTTGCATAGACACAGGCCCAAGAGGTGGACGAGCACCAACTGAAGTAGATCGTGATCTACTTGCATAAAACTTTAGGGGCTGACTTCGGTTGGCCCCTTTACCACATTTAAGGACACAACATGGCTTTGACATTTCTTTCATTAACCAATGATGTAATTACACGGATGAATGAAGTAACACTTACTTCTACTAATTTTACTAGTGCTAGAGGAGTTCAAGTACAGTGTCAAAATGCTGTTAATGAAGCGATTAGATATATAAATCAAAGAGAGTTTGGATACTCTTTTAATCATGCACAAAATACCTCTACTCTAACTCCAGGTGTATGTAGGTATACTGCACCTACAGATGCTAAATCAATTGACTATGCTACTGCTAGAATTAAAAAAGATAGTGACGTTAGTGCAGCAGGAAATAATTTAGTAATTCTTAATTATAACGAATACATAGAAAAAGGTTATCCTAATGAAGAGGACGATGTTGCAACAACAACTATCAACGCAACAGATGGATTGTCTGCAGCCGTAACAACAATAACTGTTGCATCTACAACAGACTTTAGTGCGACAGGAACTTTACATATAGGTGGAGAGCAAATAACTTATACAGGTATATCAGGTAATGATTTTACAGGATGTACAAGAGGTGCAAATAGTACTACAGCAGCAGCAATATCAAATGGCACTACCGTAACACAATTTGATGGTGGTGGTATTCCTAGAAATATAGTTAGAACACCAGATAATAATTATTTATTATATCCTTATCCTGATAAACAATACACACTTATCTTTGACTATTTTACATTTTCATCTGATTTATCAGCGCATGGAGATACTACAAGTATTCCAGATAGATTTGCACCTGTAATTGTAGATGGGGCTGCTGCTTTTGTTTATCAATATCGGGGTGAAACATCACAGTATCAATTAAACTTTGCTAGATTTGAACAGGGTATTAAAAATATGCAAAGCTTACTTATTAATAAATATGAGTATGTGCGATCTACAGTTATTATTGCCCCTAGAGGTTCTGCTAACTTTATGGGTGGAGTTGTTTCATAATGCCAGATCTATCTCAAGCTCAACCTGCAGCGTTTAACTGTGAGGGTGGTTTAGTTTTAAATCGTTCTACCTTTTTAATGCAACCAGGAGAAGCCTTAGAATTAGAAAATTTTGAACCTGACATTGAGGGTGGCTACAGAAGAATAAATGGTTTTCGTAAATATGTAAATCAACAAGTACCTCAAACATCTAGTTCTGGTGAAAAAATATTGATGGTTGCTAACTTTGCAAATAAAGTAATAGCAGCTAGAGGTGAAAAAATATTTAGCTCTGCATCTACGGAGCTTACAAATAAAATTGCATCTGATACAGGTATGACAGGATCTGGAACTTTAAATGTAGACTCAACAACAGGTTTTTCTTCTAGTGGTACACTGCAGATTAACGATGAGTTATTTACTTATACTGGTGTTACAGCAAGTGCTTTTACAGGTGTGACTCGTGCTACATCAAGTACAACTGCTGCTGCTCATGCTGTTGATGATGCGGTATCAGAGTCATGGACTGAACGAGATACTGGTAGAACTAGCGCAGATAAATATAGTTTTGAAAGATATAATTTTGATGGTAACGAAAAGATTATAGTTGTTGACGGTGCAAATGCTCCAACTATTTTTAACTCCTCTTTATCAGCAACAGATGTTAGTGAAAGTTCTGTAGCAGGTTCTTCTATAGTTGTAGCTTTTAAAAACCATATGTTTTATGCAGGTAAGTCTAGCACACCGCAAACATTAGTATTTAGTGAGCCTTTTGATGAAGATGGTTTTCAATCTGCTGACGGTGCAGGAACTATTAAAGTAGACGATAATATTGTTGGACTAAAGGTATTTAGGGATTCTCTATTTATATTTTGTGAAAATAGAATATTTAAAATGACAGGATCTACTCTTAGTGACTTTGCTATACAACCAGTTA